CTTTGAGTATTGCATTATATTCTTTTGCTGTACTCTCTGTTTTTTCATAAGCGGCTTTCACTTCTGCCATTGAATGAGAATTATTGTACAATTCTACACCCAATCCCATTAACGCCTCTTTAGCTTTATCAGTTGGATTTGTTAAATCCAAGAGCATGCGATTGAGCGTTGTTCCCGCCGCTCCACCTTTCAAGCCTGCATCGGCAAATTTTACAAGCACGGCACTCACGTCATCGACACTCAAACCTGCCTGTGCGGCGGAACCACCAGCATTGACGAACGCCTGATTGATGTCCGATAGTGTCGTATTTGCCAAAGTGGTTACAGCGGCGAGGCTGTCAACGACACTTCTGGTGTCTTCTGCTTCCAGACCGAAAGTTTTCATGGTGCTTCCGACCATATCCAGCGTCTTGCCCAAGTCTTCCTGCGTCGCAATCGCAAGATTGTTTCCCGCTTCCAACTGAGCGAGCATCAGCGTCATATCTCCGCCGGCTTCGGCGACCATCTTTGCCGATGCTGCTAACTGGGCTTGTGACGTGCCGGTAGCGAAGGCAATATCCCTGATACCCTCTTCAATCTGTTTCAATTCATCCGCCGACATTCCTGTAATCGCAGAAATGTTCTTCATTTCGGTTTCAAAATCGGAACCGAGTTTCAAGAGAGCGGCACCGGCGGCACCGATGGGCAGACTGATAGCGGCAAAGTCCTTGCCGATACCGGAGATGGTATTCCCAAGATCCGATATTCTTTCGCCGAATCCTTTGGAAATTTGCCCGGCGGCTTCTGCGGCGGCGGCTTGCGCACTTTTCAAGCCGTCAAGGAACCCCTTGTAGTCAAGGTCAAGATAACCAACTGCAGTGCCAATCGGAGTAGACATAATTCTGTGTATCCCACTTTGTTAAGCGGTTTCCTTCAACCATTCATTTAACTGCTGAAGTTTTTCATTTTCTTGACGAAGACGTAAATCCTGCCTCGCTATTTCATTGCAAAGTGCTTTAATCGTATCCTTGCCGACGTTGTAGATTTCACCATCGACTAAAAGCAATGATTCGCCAGTGCAGCAGTTGACACGGCAAGTCTTGCTCTTGTAATGGGCAATATAAAATCCGCCCTTGTCATATTCCCACAACAACACGTCAGTGCGTGTCAAATGAAGCAGTTGCAGGTGAATTTCCTCTTTTGCGGTCATGATTTTTTTACTCCTTTGCTATCGTACCCAGCATACAGTTCCCGAAAACTCGTACACTTTGACCGATACTTCGGCTCTTTGTCGTCTTCCAACTGCCGAACGAAATAGGCACACGCTTCATCGAAACAATATGCCGTATAGACATCGTCAATTTCAAGCAGCAGACTCGGTCGTATCTGCCACCGCACCGCCGTCATCAGGACTCGCCGAATCTCCGGACTCGTCACGAAAGGAGTTTAGGCTTTTCACACCTCCCTGCGAATAATTGAAAATGAATGTCATCTGCTGTTGCGTCAATTCGATGCCGCTTTCCGTCATTTCCTTATACGTCGGCGAGACCAAACACGCTTCGCAAAACAACACCATCAAATCGCAAACTTTCGTCAGTTCTTCGGGTGTGTAGCCCTTCTTGTCCTTTTTCTGTCCTTCAAACAGCGTCGTTGCCGACTGCAATAAATCGTTCGGTATCCTGCCCGATTTAATGAGCGTGAGCATGTTCGGCTTTCGCAAGCGGACGGTGATCGTGTCGCCGTCGCCGAAGCCGGGAATGTTTACAAGGCTGCCCTGACTGGCAAGCCGCATCGTTTCAAGTGAGGTTACTGTTTGTTCTGTCATTTGTTCCTTTCGTTTGTAATTCCCCTCCTTTGGAGGGGTGGCATTTTGCGTTGCAAAATGACGGGGTGGTCAACGTGAAACCACCCCGCCGCTACGCGGCACCCCTCCAAGGGAGGGGAATGTTTTAAACTACCAATTCCGGCAGCGCATCGACATAGCGAAGCGTGTATGCCGACTCCCCCTGTCCGGGGGCACTGGTAATCGTGTATTCCGGTGTGCGGAAAACGTTGTCTTCCGAACTAAACGAGACCGGAATGCCCCGGCAGTTCGGATAACTGATTTTTTCATACTGGACGACCTCTCCCGCAGTATCGTTTTGGACAGTATAGGCATTCAGAGTAAAAAGTTCCCCCTGTACGCTACTGCCTGTTACGGGCGGGTTGTAGCCGATGATTTTGTCCGTATCGACGGGATCGTAGAGAATTTCCCCGCCTTGCAGAATTGCAACGAGTTCCGGGTTAAAAACATTGTCATTGAGCGTAATCTCGTGTCCTGTAATCACGCTCGTTCCACGTTTCTGCGCCCGGAGAATACCCTTGACGATCAACTGGACAGCCTCTTGCGTTTCGATTTGCGGTTCGACCGATATTTGATTTGCCGTATCGAACCCCATCGGAACCAAACTAAACTCTCCCGTTTCCGTCTCAATCGTAATAAGAAGACACTCAATCGTTGCGATCTGTGCCTTCGGTTTTCTAAATTGATTTGCCATTGTTTTTACTCCTATAACATTTTTTTGTAATTCCTGTATTCGATACTGATCATGTGGGCTTGAAATCCGTCGTCATAAAAACTGGGAGTCTCCGAACCATTAGGAAAAACGAGCGGCTCCAACTTTTTCATGACTTCTTTCACTTTTAGTACCAATACCTCCAATTCACTGTAATTGTCCTTCGGAACATAGATGAGTATGTCATACACGTCGATGTTCGTACTAATTCCGGTAAATCTGCTCGAACCATTGTGTTTGACCACAATGTAGGGTTCTTTGCACTTTCCGACGCTGATTCCCGGTGAACGAGCGTCAAATCCGTTTTCCGTCAAATGACGGGTTATGTCCTGCCAGCGGGTACTCATACCATTTTTTCCATTATCCCTTGCAACTCTTCAACAACTTCTGGACTAAACTTGCGTAATGCCGGGTTGATAATTGCCCATTTTTTTTCCTCTATCATTTCAATCCCTCCGTCCCATCTCCCTTCTAGCCATTTGCCGTATTTGACTCCGTGTGCCAACGTCATTCTTATCTTATTTTCTGCTGGTTGCGAAACGCTGACAAACAACCCAGCCTTTGCACGTGTCGTCTGATCCGTCCACGGTCGATTTTTTTTCATCCAACCTTCGATCACAGCCGCTTTCGTTTTGGCATAATGCAAAACAGTTGCTCCTACCTTTTCCGACATTCGACCGAGGTCTCGATTCAGTGTGCTTTCGTTATAGCGAAATGTTATTCCCATCGTCTTCTACCTCCAGCGAAATGTCCGCTATGATGTTCCATTCCTGTACATTCGTTACCGCCGACACCGTGTACTTCTTGCCGTTGATCATCGTGTAATCGCCGAACTTCAAGTCGGCTTCGACCACACTTTCCCAAAGGCACAGGAGCATCGGTTGTTTTCGCACATTTCCACGTCCTATCCGCCTGATTTGCGTTGTATCGTTTGTTTCGACTCGGATAAACCCAGTCTCCTCGTGGTACAGTGCTTTCAATGAGGAGTAAGGAGATAGGAGTAAGGAGTTAGGAGGAATTGGTTCGCCGAATTCATTTCTTTCCGGTCGAAAAAATTGATATTCCTTTCCTGACCGATTAAGTTGTTGACGAATTTTGTTTGCCTCAAACTGCGTATTCATTCTAACTCCTATCTCCTTACTCCTATCTTCTCTACCCCAATTGTCCCGATGAAAACGGTCTAAACCGGGCGGCAAGCCGACGAAAATACGCCGACGTGTCCTGCGAATTCCAACCGCTCACTTGAATGGTCGAATCCTCTGCTTTGATCAATAGCATTTCGTAAACGGTCTTGTCAAAATCGTTACCATTCTTTTCAAGGAAATAGGTAAACTCCTCCTCTTTGAAAAAAGGAATCTGCTCTTCCCGAAGTTCGATTTTGATTCTGTCAATGATGTCCATTTTTTGTAGTAGTTAGGAGTTAGAAGTTAGGAGTTAGGAGAAGACAGTCGGCGCAGCCGTCCGAATCCTCCTATCTCCTAACTCCTCTCTCCTATATTCTCTTTAATCACTTCCTTCAAGTCCTCGGCGTTCTGGTCGAGTCCTTTCAGTTTTGCATAGCGTTTCTGCTCGTTTTTCGTCCACGTCGAAATGGGCTTCAATTCGATGTTTTCCAAAAACAATTCGTCCGCACTCTTTTGCGGCGTTTCGATATGAGCGGGGGGTGTCAACCCCCCGGTTTTCTCCGCCTCAAATGGCACCCAACCCTGCTTTCGGTAAGTGCTTTTGTAGGCACCGTTGGTAACTTCAATAACGGCGGTTTTCGTTCCTTCTTTTCGTGTAATTTTGATCATGTGTTCTCCTTTCAAAGCGATTATGTCGGTCTCACTCTCCCTTTCCGAACTTGGTAGGGAGAATGAGGGGATAAATGAAACCTATGGGGCGGACTGGTTGTGCTCCGCCCCCTGTCAGTTTCCCGTATCTAAAATGAACACGCTTTCCGCCCGTTCAAAGGACGGCAAGCAAATCTGGGACACAATCGTTTCGATATTGACGGGATCAACCTTCGTAGCAGTTGTAATTGCCACGCCGGTATCGACAATCGACACGTTTGCCGCTCCACTGCCCATCAAATCCGACTCCGCCGGAGTGGTGCCGAAATGGGTGTTGCCCAGCGCACCGCTCGGAAACATCACGAACGTGTCTTGCGGCATGTACCGATAGGTTGTGCCATCCTGATCGTCAAAATGGTTTTCATTGACAATCACTTCCAGTCCCGTTTCGTCCATAATGAACCGCTTCAACAGTGGATCATTGACGAGACCGGTCTGACCGGGAGTGTGGGCAAAAATCGTTTGCATAATTTTCACGTTCCTTCGCAGATTTCGGAATGATCGCCGGTCACACATCGCTCTTGTCAATGTTTCACCCGTTTCTTCCAAAATGGTTTCTTTGGCAAGAATGATGTCCTCAATCGGGTCGGACGCCGGATCAGACCACGGCATCGCGGCATTTTCTTTGTGCGTTACGCCGTAATCGAACATGAATTCTTGTCCGTTATCAATAATCGAAATGGCACCAGTCGAAAGCATCATCGACCGCATCTGTTCCCGCCGGGCACGGGCACCGCGAAGTAATCGCATTTCGTCATCAAAAACACGGGTCATGATGTTATCTCTCAACTCCTTGTTTCCTGATTCCAAAACCCGGTTTAATTCTTGCCGCAATTCCTCGTCAATGTAATGCGATTCCTTCATATAAGGCATCTGGGCAAGAACTGTACCGAATCCAATCCGAGACCTTGGAATGGCAGCAGCATCGAATGCCGACATTTTCAAAACGACTGGTCGCCCTTTGGAACCCTTGATCCATTTCAGGTCAAGTCCAAGTTGCTTGACGTTTGGGAAAAGTTCCTGCGTCAAATAGGTCTCTTCGTGTTCTTGCGAAGTCCAGTAGGACGCAATAAATTCGGCTTTTACTAAATCAAAAATTGTACTCATTGTTTTTTCTCCTTTTTTTGTTAGACTTTCATGAACGTTACCAGTTTCGTTGCATCTTCATTTCCTACCGCAGTGGTAATGAGTGCTTGCACGTCCGTATCTATCAGGTTTACGTTGACGAACCCGAAAAGGAGTACGGTTCCATTGTTGTTTCCGTTCGTCACGTCGACATCGTGAAGTAACACGCCTGTCATTTCGACCGTTGCCGTTGCCAGCACTGCCGGTGTTTGCGTTGCCATCAAATCGACACTGATCGGTGTCCCCGCTTTGGCAATTCTCTGACTTCCTACCGTTACGCCGAGTGCCTGTGCCACGACGCAGCCGATAGAGACCTGATGCTCGACATTGGCAAGGATTTGCTTCCTGTTGCCGAATTCGGCTTTCGTTGTTCCTGTACTGTTAAACATTTTTTACATTCCTTTCATTTGTTTCCCCAGTGCGTTGTCGTTACGGAACCTGATTTTTTCTTTTCCGCAAGCCGCTGCCCTAGGTTGACTTCTTGTTTCTGTCCACTTCCACTTCCGGGTTTAATGGGATTTCCGGTTCCCGTAAGTCCCTTTGGCTTCGCCGGTTCACCAGCATCAAACCACACAGGGTATTTCGTTTTCAGCGTTCCGATTTCGGCAGTCAAGTCAAATTCGTCGCCGGTTTTTTTTGCCATCACGAGTGCCATTGCGTCGTCAAGATAATCCCGCTGGACTCCCGACTGCATCATTTCCGCCTTCACTTCGGCAAGGAACGCCCGCTGTTCGGCGGCTTGGATTTTGTTTTGATGTTCGATCTGCTGTTCCGCCAGTTTCTGCGATTCGGGCTTTTTGCTTTCAAGCAGTTTTTTGATTTCGTCGATGGTAGCGGTGTCTTTCGGGTCGATGCCGAGTTCTTTTAGGGCGGAGGAGCGTCCCTGATTCTTTTCCCGTGCCATCATTTTGTTCACGTCTTCTTGCGTGAATGTTTTTGCAGGAGCGGTCTGCTGCTGTCCGCTGTCCGCCGTGTCCTGTCCTGTATCGCTTGCGTCCGCTGCCGTCTGCTGTCCGCTGTCTGCCGTCTGTTCTTCGCTCATTCGTATTTTTCCAAATAGAGTCTGTAGTTTGGGGTCTTTTTCCCGAATTTTTGACTCCTTCGTTCTGCTAATACACTAATGTATAATATATTTTTCCGGCGTGTCAATAGGGAAAAGGGAAAAATTTTGAGATTTTTTACACTTTTGTCGAAAAAATGCAACGTGGGGCAACGTAGCGGCTAGAAACCGCTATCGTAGTAATTTCCACTGTTGCCAAAATCGTTAAATTCCGTCAGCGGTGCTGCGCTCGGTGCGTTTACGTCGTACCAAAGCCAATCGTCCGTGTGTTCCAAATCGATGGTTCGCTCTTCCACGTCCCGACCGGTTACGTGCAGTTTGCCTTCCGTGCTTTCCCGCTTTCGTGTGAGCATCAGAATCGTATCGCTGACTCCCACGACCGCCTTTGAGCCGATCACGCCGTCCGTCCAGTCCTCCGCTTGCCCCTTTCGGGTATGCGTACAGGCGACCACTGCGATATTTCGCTCTTTGGCGATATTGTGCAGTTGTCCCCCAGACCTCGTGTTGTCCATGTAGTCGTTGCCGTCGATGTTTTCGTTTTCGTGGTAGCGTCCGAGCGTGTCGATAATGACCATCTGGATCGTCGGCATTTCGTCAAGCACTGCATTGATGTTTTGCGGCGTAACTTTGTTGGCGGTGTCGATGTAAAGCCCGTTTGTCAGGTTCATTCCGAGTCGCATCAGTCTGCCTTTGATACGGCGATTATTGTCTTCAAGGGCAAGATACAGCACGTCGGCTTTTGTGCATCGCAGGTTGCCGAGAAAACGCCCTCCGGCGGACACGGCGAGTCCGAGTTGGAGCAAAAGCCAAGACTTTCCCGCCTTGCTCTGTCCGGCAATGGTCGTTAAACCGGGTGCGATCAGGGACGGCACAAGCCAGTCGATTTCGGGCAAATCCATTTCGGCGAGTTCGACGGCGGAGCGGATCGTCCCGACGTGCGCCTTCGCAGCGGTCTTGCTCTGGTTGGTTCTGATTTCTTCAAGTGTCGGCATTATGGTGTCCTTTCAGTGTTTCTAAAATTTCATCGATAGCAAGTTCTACCGTGTGAAGTCTCTCTGTGCACATCATTGAATAGTTCGCACGACAATTCCACATCGCAACGGCTTCCCAATTAGTATCGCAATCACGCGTCGTTGCAAAACACACTTCGCAGTATACCGACCATTTTTTCGTTCCTGTGCTTTGATGCAAGGTTGAAAGTGGTTCTCCACAAAACGGGCAGTTAAGTAATGATACCACTTCTTTTGCTATTGTCATTTCTCCTGTTCTCATGCTGTCTTCCTTTCGGTGTTAATGGTTAAAGTTTCCAATTCTCGTTCGATTTCTTTTTCCAATTCCCGGCGTTCTTTCATTCTTTCAATTCGGATTTCCTGAAATATCCGTCGCCAGTTCAGTTCGACCATTGCGGTTTTGATGTCCTTGCCCGTGTACAGGCAGTCCAATGCAAGCCAAGCCTTCTGCCGGTCGCCCTGATACTTCCCATTCGCTACCATTTCCACAATTTCGGCGAGGGAGTGTTTTATCAACTTCGTCGCATAATGGAGTGTTGTTTCCACGTCAGCGGCTTTGAAGTCGATTCCGTCCGTTGCCGGTAAAAACCGCAAATGAGTCAAAACCAACGCCGCTATCGTCAATCGTTCCCCGTTTGTGTTCCGTTCCCAAGCCATTCTACTGCTGTCTGCCGCCTGCCGTCTGCCGTCTTTTTTCCACGTCGGCAAAACCACTCCCAAATCGTCGGCAAGCAGTTCGATGGCTTTCCGATAGGTCAGGTCATTGACGGTCATCATCAGGTTGATGATATTCCCGCCGAATCCGCACTGTCGGCAAAAAAACTTTCGTAGTTTGTCGGTGAAGTAAAATCGATCTTTCCCTTCCCGGCACACAGGGCAGGGCTGGTGGTGTTCCTTGTCGCCCCGCTTACTTTCGGTGAGTCCGCAGTATCGCTGGGCAAGTTCCAATTCCCGTCCTACGCAAGCGTCAAGTATCTGTTGGCTCATTGTCGGTTGTCCTCCATTGCCATTCTTTTAGCGTTCTCGGCTCTCTGTTTCCGTTCCGAATCCTTGATTTTTGCGAGTTGAATGTCTTTCACTTCGTCGGGAATCAGGAATCGTTTCCAATCTGCGTCGGTGTTCATTTGCAAAATCTGCATCTGTTCTGGTATGTCGTAAGGAAAAATCGCTTGAATGATGTTTGCCTGTTGAATCGGGTCTATCTGTCGGTGATGGTATGCTTTTGACTGGACAAACCGGTCAAGCAGTTCACGGACTCTCGGATCGAGCGATTCTATTCCGGGAGGTTCCTGTGAAGTGTTTACTTCACTTCCTTTATTTCCTTCCTTTGTGGGTGAATTTGCATACATTTGTATTACATTTGTATCCGAGTTTTGTACATTTGTATTACATTTGTATCCATTTTCCTGTGCATTTGCATCTTTCACGTCTCTGTTAGCCCATCTTTGCTTAACAGCGTCGCTTCGTCGGGCTGAAATTTCGTCCACTTTCAGCATTCTCCGTATAAGGCTTTCTGAGTAGAAACGAGTCCCGTCTTCGGTCCTGGTAAATAATCCGAAATCTTCGACAACGGCTTTGACCAATTCATTCGAGCATCGCATGTCAAAGGCTATAATGTTGTAGTCAGTGCTATGCGTGTAGTCGCTTTCCTGCATCAGTCGTTCGATGAGGCACCAGTATAGACCATATCCTTCTAAACCGAGCGTCATCCGCAATGCAATGCACTTTTCGTCGTTGCGGGCATCCGCATCATGCGAAAAGTATTTTTTTTTCACTGGTTCTGCACCTCCTTTCCTTCCCGTTCCGGGTGCGGTCAGACCGCCGTTAAGGGTTAATGATTACTGCTTGCGGTTGATATGTTACGAATCTTGTAGACAAGTTCGTTCCAAGCAACGATGGCTTCTGTGCGACTTTTGCCGCTCTTGGACATCAATTCGTGCTGTATGTCACAATTACATCCCCATCCGTGACACTGAAAATATGTGTACTTATTTATAGGACAGATTCGCGGTGCCGGTTCTTTTCCGCATATTGGACATTTCTCTATCTCTGGTTCAGGCGGTTCATCGATATATTCCTGCCAGTCGTCGGCAAAGATGTTGTTTTTGCCAAGCACAGTCCCATCGTTCGATTTGAGAAATCCGTGGTGGTCGAAATAAAAGTATGCAGTCTTCCATCCATTTCGACACACCTTCTCGTATTTTTCTAATGCTTCGTGTAATTTCATTCCTTCTCCTTTCTTTCAAAAAGTGTTTCGTTTTGTCTGCCCGGCAACTGGTCGAGTGCCAGCGGGGACTTTGCTTTGTCATCAAACACCGACATTCCGAAGTCCGGCATTGGCTCGCTCTGACGCTGTAACCACTCCTCAAAGAAGGGGTAGCCGTGCGGATTTTCGGTCGTTTCGTTCATTCGTTGTCTCCTTTCGCTTTGGCAAGAACTTTTGAAATTTTATATTGCAATGAAGGGTTGCAGTATCCGTAGTATTTCTGTTTTGCTTCGTGTTCAAATTCCTCTTCAACTTCTTTCAGTAGATCGTAGATTTCCGGTGCGACGGCTATCAGCCGGGCATTCGCTATATTAACCGCATCAGCAAGATCAGCGTTGACTGTTGTTGCAACGCAAACATCTCCTTCGCTACTGGTACTGATAATATCGTAACTGTCTGCCACCCACGGTGCAGGCGTAAATTTCGTTTCGCTCATTGCTCCCTCCTTTCCGGCATCGGCGGCGGGGCGATTTTGAGCCATAATGCACCTGGATGTTCTTTGCAATACCAATCAAGTTCATAGGTTGTATCGTGAATTTCAATAAATCGACGTTTGCGGACTCCTGTTATCTCGACAACATGAATCCCGTCAGCGTAGAACGCCAACCAATAATAACCATTCTTTCCCGGCTCCGAACTCCACTGCGGGGCGGGAACGGCACGGCGGCGGCGATTCCAAGCGGCACGGGCATCTTCTTGAAATATGTTTGTCATCTCTTCGTGCAAACTTATTCCACAATTTGTACACCCAACAACCCAGTGATCCGAATCACTAGAATAGTTCCTGTAATATCCTTCTCCAGCGTCTTCACCACAAAACGGGCACGGCAGTAATTGCTCTTTCGTTTCAGTCATTTCGCTCTCCTTTCTCTGCATTGTTCCCTCCAAGCAGACCCAGATCACCTGCCCGATGGGACTTGACCGCATACGGACGTATCTTTTCCAGAATCTCTCTCCATTCCGCTTGTTCACTCTCATCCACGTTCAATGTACAAAGATGGGCGAGATTCTGATAGATGAATTTCAAATCACAAGTAAATTGTGATCCTTTACAGGATAATGAAAAATTACTCGAATAGTCCCAGTTGGCTCCCAGCAAGTTGGCTCCCCGCAAGTCGGCTTCCCACAAGTTGGCTCCCTGCAAGTTGGCTCCCCGCAAGTCGGCACATTCCCCGCCGGCGTTGCGCATAATCCACAGGCGGTGTTTTCTTAAAATGCTTTTCAATTCTTCGTCAGTCATGTCGCTCTCCTTTCAGTTTTCGCATCCGCGATAAGTTCTTCCCAATATGGTTAAGTTGTGTTTTCAATAATGGCATTGATTTGTCGTAATTGTTCGAGTGTCAGATTATGACGGCTTGAAAACGAAAACATACTACCG